ACTGTGTTGTATGCTAATGAAATGAATAAGAATTCACATCTTCCACCTAAGATGCAATATGACTTTTTCATAAATAGTGTGAAACCAAGGAAGCGTTTTTCTCCTTGGGCTAGGAAAGATTCTATTGATTATCTTGACGTAGTTAAAGAGTATTATGGTTATAATGATGATAAAGCTCTCCAAGCACTCAGGATTCTCACCAAGGATCAACTAGATAAAATTTCATATCTATTGAGAAAAGGTGGTAACAATGGCAAGCGAAGTTGAAGTCCAGTGGAAACAATCAGACATGGTTGAAGTCACACTGGGTGAACCAGATGATTTCTTGAAGGTGAGAGAGACATTAACTAGGATAGGTGTAGCTTCTAGGAAAGAGAAGAAGATATATCAATCATGTCACATCCTTCATAAGCAAGGTAAGTATTACATAGTTCATTTCAAAGAACTGTTCGCACTTGATGGGAAGAATACTAACTTCTCAAGTAATGATCTCCAGAGAAGAAATAGGATAGCAAAGCTGTTATCTGATTGGGGTTTGATTAGTATTGTTAAAGAGGAACAGGTAGAAGATCTTGCTCCTTTAAATCAGATTAAAGTATTAAGCTTTAAAGACAAAGGAGATTGGACATTAGAGTCCAAGTATAATATTGGAAGAAAGAAGCAGGAAACCGAATAAAATATTTCGGTTTACCTCTTGACAATTTAGTCCACCACTGCTTAAATATTAGTGTGATGCCTTAGGGGTCACATAAACTAACAGTCGCTTTACGGAGGACACAATGGTAACATTTGATTGGGAAACCTATACCCCATACATGCTAGGATTTGAAAATGACATCAAAAGACTCACCAGACTTGAAGCTCTTGCTGGAGGTGGAACAAGTTATCCGCCTTACAACATTGTATCTGGACCTGATAACAGAACCACTTTGGAAGTCGCTCTTGCTGGATTTTCAAGAAAAGATATTGAGGTCTCAACAGAACAGGGAGTTCTAACAGTATCAGCATATCCAGAGGCAGAAGAAGAAAGAAACTATGCCCATAAAGGAATAGCTTCTAGATCCTTTGCAAAGAATTGGCAACTGGGTGATGATATAGAAGTTAAGGAAGTAGATTACAAAGACGGTCTACTCACAGTGGTACTAGAGAAATTTGTACCAGAAGAGAAGCAGAAGAAGATCTGGTTTTCAGGTAAAAAGATTAAATCATTAAGAAATTCTAATGAAACTTGACAATATTGAATTTCTGATATATGATTATAGATGTAGTTTAATCCCGCAAGTAGGCGGTGAAAATCTATGGTGATAAAACCAGACACGATCCTTGAAGGACGTGTCTCATATGATGAACTACCTTTGTTAACAAAGGAGGTCTTTCATAGGTCAACCTTCAAAGCTTCTGAAGGTGTGACAAAAAAGGGTCGCAAGTACATTAAGTACTCTGACATATACTGGGGTGAAGTAGAAAACAATCCTATTAGGGTTAATGGTTCTACTAAGAAAAGCATCAGCAATCTTGCTACTTCAAGGAAGCAAGGTATTGATGTAGAAGCACCTAGACCAATAGTTGAGAAGCGTGATGTCACATCAGTAACTGGTGATGTATACCATTACTCTGCTGAGAATGGCATTACAAGGAAGAAAGCTGATTTCATGAACAATCAGCAAGATGGTGGAGATTGGTATGACGTAGTAACATACCAAGATACAGAAGGACGCAGTTCTGCATATAACCGAGAGGTTTTCTTGCAGTTGCAAAATGACGATCTACCTCAAGAGGTACATAGTGATGAAGATTTGGAAGCTTCGGTTTCTCGTCTCATTGCTGCTGGTGCTCTTAAAAAGGAAGAGTATGCCATTAAGACTTTTGTAGATGAGTCTGCACCAAATCTAAGCACTCGTACTAGAAATGAAGTGGTTCGTAGGTCTATTAATAACAATGGAATACCTACAAAGACAATCACTTGGCGTGATAATGAGTGTAAGGAATGGTATAGTGACAAGTGCATAGAAACAGATGACGTTGAAGTTGATTACTTCTTTGCTACTCACTATTTCCAAGACCGTATCTATCCATTATTGAAGCAATATGCTGATAGTGGCAAAGTTCAGACTATTTCTGAGCACATCACTAAAATCAAAGGCGACAATATAGAGAACCTTCACAAGCTTCGTGATGATTCTAAAGATACATGGGATGAAGCAGAAAGGGTATTTGGTGAAGTAGCCAAGTACATGCTCTTACATGAGTTTAAATTGCCAGTTCAACGTGGACTATGGCAACCTCAGGTAACTGACGGAGATGACAAGGAGGATCCAAACCGATTTGTTCGCCTTCCAACCGAGTAATAAATATAGGGGATGCCTTGACATCCCCTTTTTTATTCGTTATAATATTTAAAAATTGTATTAACATGACAGAATCAACCGCACCAGAAATTCCACATAATATCCGTGTGATCCAGATGATAACTGGAGAACATGTTATCTGTAACTTTACACAGGTACGTGAGGATGATAAGTTTGTTGCATATCAATGCTTGTATCCTTTGGTTCTAAGTTTACAAACAGGAGAACCAGATGAGAATGGTAATGAAAGCTTCCAAGTAGGTTACCGTAGATGGAATCCATATTCCCCTTACGAAGATCATAGAATTAATCCAGCATCAGTTGTTTCAGCTTTGCCACCAGCAGTTGATATTCTTAGGAATTATGTTGAGAAGCTTAAAGATGCAGGTGTGAATTTAGGATTCTTACCTAACAATGGAAACGATATTCTAGGAATTACAGATGGAGAACCAAAAGAACCTACAGGTGCTACTACTGAAGGACCAGTGGCTGCTGGCACAAGTACAGGAGATTGAAGGAGTAGAGTTTGGAGATCCTGATTGTATCCTTATAGAACCATTGGCAATAGATGGTACTAATCTTAAAGATTGGCTACCATTTGCTGATGTAAAGGAGACAGTCATACGATCTTCTGATATACTTACATTCATAGAGCCTGGTAAGGATCTCCTTTCCAAGTACTATGCATTTAAACCAATTGAGCCTGAAGTGCTTACCGAATGAAGTTCTATACTAATGTTGAACAAGTAGCAAACCGCCTTTTAGTACGTGGGTACGAGGGCGGTTCTTCTTTTTCTTATAGGGTTCCTTTTAACCCTACACTTTATGTTGCAAGTAAGAATTATTCTGAGTGGAAAACTCTTGAAGGTGATTGTGTTGAACCTTTGAAGATGGGATCTATCAATGATGCAAAGGAGTTTGTTAAAAGGTATAAAGAAGTAGAAGACTTTGATATCTATGGTAATACTAGGTATCTTTATCAGTATATTACACAGGAGCATCCAGAGGATGAGATCCAGTATGATACCTCACAGATTCGTGTATTTAATATAGATATTGAGACTGCTGCTGAAAATGGATTTCCTGATATAGAATCAGCAGACCAAGAGATACTAGCGATCAGTATTAAAGACTCTTATACTGGTCGCATTATTGTCTTTGGTGCTAGACCATTTGACAACAAAGATTCTGAAGTAGATTATATGCACTTCAGATCTGAAGAGTCTATGATGACTGCATTCTTGGAGTATTGGAGTGAAAATTATCCTGACGTTATTACAGGTTGGAACGTACAGCTTTTTGATATTCCCTATATCGCTAGGCGTATTGATAGGATACTTGGTGAGAAGTTTACTAAGACTCTTAGCCCTTGGAAGCTTATATCTTCTAGAGAAATTTACATCAAAGGACGAAGACAAGTCGCCTACGATTTACGAGGAATTTCTACGTTGGATTACCTTGAACTATACAGGAAATTCACTTATACAAACCAAGAAAGCTATCGCCTTGATCACATCTGTATGGTTGAGCTTGGAGCGAGAAAATTAGATCACTCTGAGTATGATACATTCAAAGAGTTTTATGAGAATGATTGGCAAAAATTTATTGAGTATAACATCCATGACGTTAAGTTGGTAGATCAACTTGACGACAAGATGAAACTACTTGACTTAGCATTCACTATGGCATATGATGCTAAGGTGAATTATGAAGATGTGTTTTCACAGGTTAGGATGTGGGACAATTACATCTATTGTGAGTTAAATAAAAGAAAGATTGCTATTCCTCCTAAGAGGGAGGCAACTAAGGATGCAAAATACGCAGGTGCTTATGTTAAGGAACCGAAACCAGGACGCTATGATTGGGTTGTTAATTTTGACCTTAATAGCCTTTACCCTCACCTTATTATGCAATATAACATCTCGCCAGAGACCCTCAGGGAGACTAGACACAGTAGTGCCAATGTTGAAGGGATCTTAAACAAAGATGTTGAGATTAATGGTGAGTTTGCTGTGTGTGCTAATGGAGCACAGTACAGGAAGGACGTACAGGGGTTTCTACCCTTGATGATGCAGAAGATGTATGACTCTAGGGTCATATTCAAGAAGAAGATGATTGAGGCAAAGAAACAGTATGAGAAGACACCAACGGTTGAACTTACAAAAGAGATTGCTAGATGTAACAACATACAAATGGCGAAAAAGATATCTCTTAACTCTGCTTATGGTGCTATCGGCAATGAGCACTTCAGGTATTATAGGTTAGCAAACGCTGAGGCCATTACGTTATCAGGTCAAGTCTCAATTAGATGGATTGAGAACAAGATGAACAGTTACCTAAATAAACTACTCTCAACAGATAAGAAAGATTACGTTATTGCATCTGACACCGACTCAATATATCTTAATCTCGGACCTGTTGTTGATAAATTTTTTGGTAATAAGTCTGACGATAAGGTTCGGATCGTGGAGCTACTTGATAAGGTCTGTAAAGATAAGTTGGAACCGTTCATTGATGCCTCGTATCAGGAGCTTGCAACGTATGTGGCGGCGTATGACCAAAAGATGATTATGAAGCGAGAGAACATCGCTGATAGAGGTATCTGGACTGCCAAGAAGAGATACATACTTAACGTATGGGACTCAGAAGGAGTCAGATATAAAGAACCCAAGATGAAAATCATGGGACTAGAAACAGCGAGGTCATCAACACCTCAATACTTCAGAGATAAATTATATGCAGCTTTTAAGATTATTATCAGCAAAACAAATGATGAACTTATCTCATTTGTCAATGGTGTCAGAGCAGAGACACGAGAGCAAGGACAAGAAGCAGTCGCATTCCCCAGAGGAGTTAACAACCTTGAGAAATACCAGCACAGAACTGACATCTATAGTAAAGGGACACCCATCCACGTACGAGGAGCCCTTCTCTATAACAACTTCGTTAAGAAAAATAAGCTCCAACACAAGTATCAGCTTATCCAAGAAGGAGAGAAGATTAAGTTCATCTATCTCAAGACCCCAAACCCACTCCACGAGAACTGTATCTCCTTCTTCAACACCATCCCACCAGAAATGAACCTTGACAAGTATGTTGACTTTCAGCTACAGTTTGAGAAGAGTTTCTTGGAACCGTTGAAAAATGTGCTAAACTGTGTAGGATGGACACACGAGAAAAAAGTAACACTAGGGAGTTTTTTTGAATGAGCAAAACAGTTTGGACGGTAACATACCAAGATGCACAAGTGGAAGCACTTGAACCAGAACAGATAAGAGTCTTTGAAGATCGTGAAGCTGCAAGGTTTTATGCTCTTGAACTGGCTAAAGAATATGATTATATTAATATGTACAAAAGTGAGGTAACTGATGGGTTTTCTAGATAGTGTAATAAAAGACAGTGGCAATGAGTTTGCAAGTAGGGTCTCTGATGGAGTGGCTGCAGGAGACACGTCCAGTTTTGTTGATACTGGGAGTTATATTTTCAACGCTGTCGTTAGTGGTTCTTTATTCGGAGGTATTCCATCCAATAAAGTCACGGCATTGGCAGGAGAATCCTCAACAGGAAAAACTTTCTTTGCCCTTAGTGTTGTACGTAACTTTCTTACTAACAATAGCAACGGTGGCGTTATTTACTTTGAGTCTGAGTCTGCTCTCAGTAAGGACATCATTGAGTCTAGAGGGATTGATTCCAAACGCATGGTCATATTCCCTGTTGCCACAATAGAAGAGTTCAGAACTCAGGCAACTAGGATTGTTGACAAGTATATGAAGGAACCAAAAGATCAGCGTCAACCATTGATGTTTGTTCTTGACAGTCTTGGTATGCTTAGTACATCAAAAGAGATGGATGACATCTCCAATGATAAACAGGTCAGGGATATGACCAAATCACAGTTGATCAAGGGTGCATTCAGGGTATTGACCTTGAAACTTGGTCAGGCAGGTATTCCTATGATTGTTACCAATCACACATATGATGTGATCGGAAGCTATGTGCCAGCTAAAGAAATGGGTGGTGGTGCTGGACTAAAGTATGCAGCATCTACTATAATATACTTGTCCAAATCTAAGGAAAAGGACGGTACTGATGTTGTTGGTAACATCATCAAGTGCGAAGCTAAAAAATCTAGATTTACACAGGAGGGATCTAAAGTTGCTACCAGATTATACTTTGACGAACGTGGACTTGACCGCTATTATGGACTCCTTGAACTCGGTGAGAAGTACGGGGTATTCAAACGGGTGGGCAACCGTATCGCCATTGGTGGTAGTAATGTTTATCCTAAGTCTATACTCGCTAGTCCTGACAAGTACTTCACAGAGGAAGTAATGGCACAATTAGAAGAAGCAGCAAGGACAGAATATAGTTATGGTTGAGAGAATTGAAGAAACAATTCTTAGGAATTTAATATATGATGAGGAGTTCTATCGTAAGGTAGTGCCATTTATTAAGGCAGATTATTTTATTGAACTTCAAGAGAGAGTTATCTTTGAAGAGATTCAAGACTTCTCTACCAAATATGATAAGGTTCCTACTAAGGAAGTTCTTAACATTAACTTACAGAATCGTAGTGATCTTACTGACGAAACTTTTCAGCAATCTCTCACATTAATTAAAGAGTATAGTGATGAGTGGGTTGATAAGGAATGGTTATGTGATGCCACAGAGAAGTGGTGTCAAGATCGTGCTATATATCTTGCGTTAATGCAATCTATCAAGATTGCTGATGGTGGAGACAGCAAGCTAGACAAGGGTGCTATCCCTAGTATCCTTCAGGAAGCTTTGGCTGTCTCTTTTGATGAACACATTGGTCACGATTACATTGAACAGTCTAAAGACAGATATGATTTCTACCACAAGACCGAAGAGAAAATACCCTTTGATCTTGAAAAGTTTAACTATATTACGAAAGGTGGGATCCCTAACAAGACTCTTAATATCGCACTTGCTGGTACAGGTGTCGGGAAGTCTTTATTCATGTGCCACATGGCTAGCTCCGTCTTGTTGCAAGGACGGAACGTACTATACATTACATGTGAAATGGCAGAGGAGAAAATTGCTGAACGAATTGATGCAAATCTTCTCAACGTAAACATTAGAGATATAGGAGAGTTGCCAGAGGTTCTATACAATAGCAAAGTCAATGAGATTGCCAGAAAGACACAAGGCAAACTCATCATAAAAGAGTACCCTACAGCATCTGCACATGTAGGTCATTTTAAGGCACTCTTATCAGATTTGAGCTTGAAAAAAGACTTCAAACCTGATATAATATTCATAGACTATCTTAATATATGTGCTAGTGCGAGGTATAAAGGTGCGATTGTCAATTCTTATACGTATGTTAAAGCGATTGCGGAAGAGCTTCGGGGTCTTGCTGTGGAACATAACGTACCGATTGTTAGTGCTACTCAAACTACTCGTGCTGGTTTCGGGTCTAGCGATCCTGACCTTACTGACACTTCAGAATCCTTTGGACTCCCTGCTACTGCTGATCTTATGTTCGCTCTCATATCTACTGAGGAATTGGAAGGGTTAAATCAGATACTAGTTAAGCAATTAAAGAATAGATATAATGATCCTACTGTCAGGAAAAGATTTGTGATAGGTATTGATAGGGCAAAGATGAGATTATATGATTGTGAGCAATCTGCACAAACAGATATAGTTGACAGTAAAGACACTGAGGAGTAT